TGCTAGGGATCAACACAAGGGGCCGCCTAAGTTTTGATGGGGGGAAGGGGATTGACTTGTGATTACTTTTGTTGTAGCTACTTACGTTTGCAAGAGGTCAATTTTAGAAAAAAGAGGTAAAATAAAGGAGTGTTTACGCTTGTGTTACAACAAAGTAACTGCTTGTGTAGCCTAAGGAAAGTACTTATGCACTACTTTGGTGCACACCTGAGTAAAAAGGTCAAGTACTCCTAAATAAATAATGGTAATTTTACCTATATTAATTATAAAGGTATTGTGGTATTATTAAAAATGTGCTATAATAAAAGGGTATACTAGAGGTTACCAAATAAGGGACACTAGAGTCACCAAATAAGGGTCTAAGTAATAGATCTTTTATATATATCATCTCTGATCCCCCTCGTTGGTAACAGCTAAGGTTCACCATAGACAGCAACAGTCGGACTGGTGAGTTCTCTAGTGTATGGGGGTGACGGGTGATGTAACAACTTACAGGTAACATAGGAACGCTATGTCTGATTTAGAGGAAAATACAACTACTGATACTCCTAAAAAGAGAGGCAGACCTAAGAAAACTGAGGTTGCTGCTAAGAAAGCAGGCTCTAGAGGCGTCAGAGGCCGACCTAAGGGTGATGCAGCTATCATTAACGAGTACAAAGCTCGTATGTTAGCTTCACCTAAGTCCGTTAAGGTACTCAATACCATCTTTGATGCTGCTCTAAACGATGACCACAAGAACCAAGCGGCTGCTTGGAAGCTAATTATGGATCGTATGCTTCCTGTAGGGGCATTTGAGAAAGAAGTAGTGAAAGACTCTGGTAGAAACGCTATACAGATTAACATTACTGGTGTTGGACAAACTGAAGTCAGCTCTGGTAGTACTATAGACGGAGATTCTGGTGAGGTACTTTAAAATTGAAGAGTTCGACTGTAGAGAAACTGGTGAAAACAACATGGAACGGGCTTTTCTTGATCTGTTGGATCAGCTTAGGCATAAGTGTGAGTTTCCTTTTGTTATCGCTAGTGGCTACAGAAGTCCCAGACACTCCATTGAAGCAACCAAGTCTGTACCCGGTACACATGCACAAGGGATCGCAGCGGACATTGCCGTTTCTAACGCCAGCCAGCGCCACACTCTGTTGAAACACGCGCTAGAGCTAGGATTCACTGGCATAGGCGTAGCTGATACGTATATACACGTAGATACGCGTGGAACTACTCCCGTAGTCTGGACATACTGATGCTATACACAAAAAACGCTAATGTAACAACCACGGCTGTATCAACTATTGTGACAATTCCCAGTGGTTATGTGGCACATTGGAACATGTTATTTGTCACGAATATAGGTGGCTCCACTAACGGCGTAGGTTTATACGTAGACAAGGCTGACACAACTCGTGTAGACATCTTAGGCGGCGGTAACTTAAGTGCTAAGGAGTACATCCTGTTGTCTGACGCTGTGTTTGTGCTTCAACCCGGAGATTCAATCAAGGCGTTTACTACATCAGCAGGTGATGTAGAGTTTGTAGTAACCTTTGATTTACTGGAGGCTCCCTCCGTATTTACTAACTTTAACGGCGGTTAACCTTGGATCTTAACGTAGAGTTACTGCCTTGGCAGCAGGAGGTGTGGAACGATGACACTCGTTTTAAAGTTGTTGCTGCTGGTCGTCGTACTGGTAAATCCCGCCTTGCTGCTTGGCTTTTAATCATTAATGCACTTCAGACTGACAGAGGACACGTATTTTATGTTGCACCAACTCAAGGACAAGCTAGAGACATTATGTGGCAAACTCTCCTCGAACTTGGACATCCGGTTATATCAGGGAGCCACATCAACAACCTACAAATTAAACTGGTCAATGGGGCAACTATTAGCCTTAAAGGTGCAGATAGACCAGAAACAATGCGAGGCGTCAGCCTAAAGTACCTCGTCATGGACGAATACGCAGACATGAAGCCAGACGTATGGGAGCAGATACTGAGACCTGCTCTGGCTGACCAAAAAGGTTCTGCGTTGTTCATCGGCACACCTATGGGCCGTAATCACTTCTACGAGTTATACAAGTACGGAGAGTTATCTGAAGACGAAACGTACAAAGCCTGGCACTACACAAGCTACGACAATCCTATTCTTGATCCGTCTGAGATTGATGTTGCTAAGAAGTCGATGTCGAGCTATGCCTTCCGTCAGGAGTTCATGGCGTCGTTTGAGGCTAAGGGCTCAGAAATGTTCAAGGAAGACTGGGTTAAGTTTTCCACAGAAGCTCCAGACAACGGAGATTACTACATAGCCATTGACCTCGCTGGCTTTGAAGAAGTAGGCAAGAAACGCACAAAGAACACTAAGCTAGACGAAACGGCTATTGTGGTAGCTAAAGTAACAGATAACGGAAATTGGTGGGTAGACAACATAATCTATGGGCGATGGGATCTTAACGAGACGGCTACTAAGATATTTCAAGCTGTTCGTGACTATCAGCCTATTAGTGTTGGCATTGAGAGAGGAATTGCTAAACAGGCCGTTATGTCGCCCCTTATGGACTTACAGAAGAAATACAACAAGTTCTTTAGAGTCGAAGAGCTTACACACGGAAACAGAAAGAAAACGGATAGAATTATGTGGGCACTACAAGGCAGATTTGAAAACGGTGTTATAACCCTAAACAAAGGTGAGTGGAACAGTCGATTCCTAGACCAACTCTTCCAGTTTCCTGACCCTCTAACACACGATGACCTCGTAGACGCTTTGGCCTACATTGACCAACTAGCTCAAGTCCCTTACGGCATCGGTGACATTGAGTTCGACGAACCAGAAATTATTGATGCTATAGCTGGCTATTGATTTAATGGGGTGACGGAGCCGCAATCTTCTGATCCCCTTCAATTTCCTATTGCGGAGGGAATTATGAAAAAGAAATGCAGTCAATGTAAAAAAGAAAAGATGTATTCAGAGTTTTATAAGCGTTCGGAAACAAAAGATGGTTATAGATACGAATGTAAAAAATGTGTTTCTGTTAACGGTAAAAAACCAGCGGCAAGAAAGAGTGCAAAAAAAGCGCAACTAAAATATAAATACGGTATAACATTAGAAGACGCTGAAAAATTACGAACAACGCCTTGTGAAATATGTGGAGATGCTTCAGCACCTTCTATAATAGACCACAACCACCAAACAGGTAAAGTTAGAGGCGCTCTTTGTAATACATGTAATCAAGGAATCGGGCTTCTTAAGGATAGTCCAATAGTTCTTAAAAGAGCGTTAGAATATTTAGAAACCAGAGGTCACTATGGAAGATAATATATACAGCCTAGACCCGCTTATGATTGAAGAATCTCTAGAAGAGTGGACTATGGCAAAGGTAGAAGATTGGCGTAACCACTTTGAGTCTAACTACGAAGAAAAGTTCGATGAGTACTACCGACTTTGGCGAGGCATCTGGGATCCTTCAGACACCGAGCGTAAGTCTGAGCGTTCACGTATTATCTCTCCAGCCCTTCAGCAAGCCGTAGAATCCAACGTAGCAGAACTAGAAGAAGCGACGTTTGGACGTGGCAAGTGGTTTGACATTAGTGACGACGTTAACGACAAAGAACGCCAAGACATCCAGTACCTACGTCAGAAGCTGTCTGAGGACTTCGAAAAGACTAAGGTTCGTAAAGCTGTAGCTGAGTGTTTGATTAACGCTGCTGTCTTTGGTACTGGCATGGGCGAAATCGTAATCGAAGAAATAAAAGAGATGGCTCCTGCAACCCAGCCTATCATGGACGGACAGTTGCAAGCCGTAGGTGTAAACATTACTGACCGTGTGGTAGTAAAGCTGAAGCCTGTGATGCCTCAGAACTTCTTGATCGACCCTGTGGCTACGTCTGTAGAAGACGCTATGGGTGTTGCTATTGACGAGTTCGTAAGCAAGCACCAAGTAGAACTCTTGCAAGAGCAAGGCGTGTACCGTAAGGCGCTGATTGAGTCTGCTGCTCCTGATACCGACCTAGAACCCGACCAGAACCTCACAGTGTTCCAAGACGACAAAGTACGCCTAACCAAGTACTACGGTCTGGTTCCTCGTAGCGTCCTTGAGGCGGCTGTTGACGACGACGTAGAGGGTGACTCAATGTACGTCGAGGCTATTGTTGTTGTGGCTAACGGTGGTACGCTCTTGAAAGCTGAAGCTAACCCCTACATGATGCAGGATCGTCCTGTAGTTGCGTTTCCTTGGGACGTAGTTCCTGGCCGCTTCTGGGGTCGTGGTGTATGTGAGAAGGGTTACAACAGCCAGAAGGCGCTTGATACAGAGATACGAGCACGTATTGATGCTCTAGCCCTAACGATCCACCCAATGCTCGCTATCGACGCTACACGGCTTCCTAGAGGCTCACGCCCTGAAGTCAGACCCGGTAAGATGATTTTAACTAACGGAGACCCTCGTGAAGTACTTCAACCGTTTAACTTTGGTCAGGTGGGCCAAGTTACGTTTGCACAAGCTGCGGCGCTACAGCAGATGGTTCAGCAGGCAACTGGAGCAGTGGATTCTGCTGGTATCGCAGGACAGGTCAACGGAGAGGCTACTGCTGCTGGCATTAGCATGTCTCTCGGTGCTATCATTAAGCGTCATAAACGCACTCTTATAAACTTTCAGCAGTCGTTCCTGTTGCCGTTTGTGACCAAAGCTGCACACCGATACATGCAGTTTGACCCTGACAATTACCCTGTTAACGATTACAAGTTCAATGCTACGTCTACCTTAGGCATCATTGCTAGGGAATACGAGGTTACTCAGATGGTACAACTCTTGCAAACCATGAAGCAAGACAGTCCTCTGTACCCTGTGCTCATCCAGAGCATCATCGACAACATGAACCTAAGCAACCGTGACGAGCTTATCGCTGCACTACAGCAAGCCTCACAGCCTGATCCTCAAGCCCAACAGATGGCTATGCAGGCACAACAGGCACAGCTTGAGTTCCAGCAGAGTCAAACTGCGGCTCTATCTGCTCAGGCTCAAGAGTCTCAAGCCCGTGCACAGAAGTACATGGTTGATGCTCAGCTTGCACCACAAGAGCTTGAGATTGAAAAGATCGAAGCTATCACCCGTAACCTTCGTGAAGGCGATGAGGACGACAAAGAGTTCGAGCGTCGGCTGAAAGTTGCACAAACTCTCCTAAAGGAAAAAGAGGTAAACGCACGTAATGCTAACAGCCAAGGAACTTCAAGACCTACTCAACCAAGTAATCAACAGCCACAACGCCCTGTCCAAGCAGGTCAACGGCCTACAGGCACAGCTAACATCTTTGGAGGCCAAGGTCAACAATGAACAAAAAACCAGCCAAAGGAAAAGCCCGAGTAAAAGTAACGTCAGGGGGCAAAAAAGTTAGCTACGGACAGAAAGGGGCATCAGTTAAGCCCGGTACGTCCAAAGGGGACTCCTACTGTGCTCGCTCAGCAGGACAGATGAAGTCACACCCTAAAGCAGCAAAAGACCCTAACAGCCCTCTGAGGCTCTCTAGGAAACGCTGGAAATGTTCCGGCTCTAAATCAAGGAGAAAGTAGATATGGCATGTGGAAAAAAGCACAAAAGCGTTAAGATGCCTAAGCGTGGTAGTCGAGTAGCAACCAACAAAAAGAACAAAAAGAAATAGGACTACTGATATGCCCAAACAAGGACTATACGCCAATATTCACGCTAAACGTAAGCGTATTAAGGCTGGCTCTGGCGAAAAGATGCGTAAACCCGGATCCAAAGGTGCACCTAAGTCCAGTGACTTCAAAGAAGCCGCTAAAACAACTAAGAAGCGGTAATATTACCAAATATAATTCTTGACTTTATAGTTTCAGTGTGTTATAATATTATTATAGTTACCACTGGAGTTTATTACTAATATGTCAAGCATTGTATGGAAAGATGAAGTAGAAAACTTAAAGGTTTTACTAAAAAGCAAAACCATTGAGCAAATAGGGCGTGACTACGGTGTTACTAAACAACGTATCTACCAAGTCATGCAAAAGTTTGGACTTGAGACGGAGTGCAGAAAACGTAAGTCTTTCTTAAAGGACAAAACACCTAAGCAGTACTGGCTAAACCACATGTTAGTCCGTAAGGGCGTACCAAAGAAAGACAGGATGGTCTTTCTAGAAACTTTAGAAGTTCCTGATGAGTGCCCTATGCTGGGAATACCCCTGAACTACGAAGGGGGGTACGGCGGTGGATGGCAAGGAAGAACAGATAACAGCCCTTCAATAGACCAAATAGTGCCGTCCAAAGGGTACACTTTAGACAACGTACAAGTTATAAGCTGGAGAGCAAACAGGATAAAAAACGACGCAACTCCAGAAGAACTTGTGAAAATTTCACAATTTATGAAAAATTTATTATAAAGGTATTGTGGTATTATTAAAAGTATGCTATAATATACAGTATATACTTAGACACAACTAGAGACAACCTAATGGCCTCAATAGATAAAGCAACTGAAGTTTACTACAATAATTATTTTTCTTTGTTCCGTAACGAAGGTTACATTCAGCTTATCGAAGATCTAAAAAGTAACGCTGTAGCAATTAACAGTGTTGAACTAGTTAAAGATGAAGCTGATATGTACTACCGTAAGGGTCAACTTAATGTCTTGGCTTCATTGATTAACTTTGAAACAACCATAGACAACGCCTTTAAGGAGTTGACTGAAGAAGATGATTAAAGTATTTGACTTCCGTTGTACCAATGGACATACCTTTGAAGATTTTGTAGAAGGTGGCGTAACAACCAGTAGGTGCGGTTGTGGCGCTAACGCTACGAAGATTCCCTCAGCAACTCGTTGCCAACTCGACGGCTCCTCAGGTGATTTCCCCGGAGAACACATGAAGTGGGTTCGAGAGCACGAGAAAGCAGGGAAAAAGAACAGGGACACCTTACGAGGTTAACCCCAGTGATACTTAACTCCACAACCACCTAGGCGGAGCTTTAATAATGGCACGAGCACAACTCATAGACGAGCGCGAAGAAGAACTCAACGAAAACGAAGAAGCAGGGACTCTGGAACAAGAGACAACCCAAGAACAACTACCACAGGAAACTCAAGAAGACCTCCCTGAGAAGTACCGTGGTAAATCAATGGAAGACATTGTTAAGATGCACCAAGAAGCTGAGAAGCTCTTGGGCAAACAAAGTTCTGAAGTTGGTGAGCTTCGTAAGGTAGTTGATGACTTCATTTCAGCACAACTTGTCAACCAGCAAGCACCTGAACAACAACAGCAAGAAGATGACGATGTTGACTTCTTTACTGATCCTAAACAGGCAGTAGCTAAAGCAATTGAGAATCACCCTAAGATTCGCGAAGCTGAACAGTACACAACGCAATACAAAAAGCAATCAGCCCTCGCTCAACTTCAGAGTAAACACCCTGATATGAACGAGATTCTGAACGACACTAAGTTTGCTGAGTGGGTTAAAGGCTCCAAGATTAGGACTCAATTGTTTGTACAAGCTGACCAAGGTTACGACTACGAAGCAGCCGATGAACTGTTTAGTTTGTGGAAGGAACGTGCAAGCGTTGCTAAGCAAACAGCAGCAGTAGAACAGCAGGCTCGTAAGCAACAACTAAAGACAGCAAATACAGGCAACGCTAGAGGGACTGCTGAAGGGCCACGTAAGAAAGTCTATCGTCGTGCTGACATTATTAAACTTATGCGCGACGACCCAGAACGCTACCAAGCACTCGCTGATGAGATTATGAGAGCGTATCAAGAGGGTCGTGTTAAATAGCCTAGTATCTAAAGGAGATTATCACGATGGCGATTAACCCCGGACAAGTCTACCCTACCGCTGGTAGTATCGTAGGCAAAACAGAAGCAGCAACTTTTATTCCAGAAATTTGGAGTGACGAAGTTATTGCTGCGTACCAAAAGAACCTGAAGATGTCACCCCTTGTCAAGAAGCTTTCTATGACTGGCAAGAAAGGCGACGTTATTCACATCCCTAAGCCTGTACGTGGTTCTGCTGCGGTTAAAGCTGAGAACGCTCAGGTAACTATCCAAGCAACTGCTGAGTCAGAACTGACTGTCACCATTGACCGTCACTTTGAGTACTCACGCTTCATCGAAGACATCGTTGAAGTACAGGCGCTCAACAGCCTTCGTCAGTTCTACACTGCCGACGCTGGTTACGCTCTTGCACTTCAAGTTGACAGCGACCTTATGAACGCATTTACTGGCGTTGGCGACGGTACTCGTACTCAGTCTCCTGCGGCTTCTGGTGCTAACTGGGTTAACAGCAACGTATACTACTCTAACGCAGGTTCTGCTCTTGCAGCCTACGCTGTAGACACTGTTGCTACTGGTGACAACTTCAGTGACGCTGTGTTCCGTGAGCTTATCAAGAAGATGGATGATGCTGACGTACCTATGGAAGACCGTGTACTCGTGGTTCCTCCTGCGGCTCGTAAGACCATCATGGGCATTGAGCGTTACGTGTCTAGTGACTTCCGTGATGACCGTACTGTTAAGTCTGGTCTGATCGGTAACGTCTACGGCATTGACGTGTATGTCTCTAGCAACTGTCCCGTAATTGAGACAGGTGCTGAGAACGGTGCTTCAGCATTGGATACGCGTGGTTGCATGTTCTTCCACAAGGACTGTGTTGTACACGCTGAGCAAATGGCTGTACGTTCGCAGACCCAGTACAAGCAAGAGTTTCTGTCTACGCTGTACACTGCTGACACCCTCTACGGTGTAGAAGTGTATCGTCCAGAAGCTGGCTTTGTACTTGCAATCGCTGACGAGTAAGCCCTAAGGTTTTTCGGGGGTTCCTTAAAAACCCCCATCTTTCTGACTCAAGGAGAACCCTATGTCACGTTTAGCAAGAGACGCAAACTCCCAACCTATCCAGTGTTTACGCCCAGGAACTTCCCAAGCTGTATCTGTGTCTGGCACTGCTGCATCCTCGTCTGCTGTAACCCAACGTGTTACACGCATATGTCCTACTGTAGACGTACACGTAAGTGTTGAAGGTACAGCAACGACTTCCGATTGTTTTATCCCTGCGTTCACTGTGGAGTTCATCCATACCTACGCAGGCGACACCATCAGCTTCATCACTAACGGTGTATCAGGGACAGCTTACGTTACGGAAATGATCTAATGTTTGGGTCAAAGCCGAACACGTTAGCGCGAGGCATTAAGCGCGTACTGGGAGATAACGCTGTAGG